AGTATCTACAGTTGTTGTAGTTCCTGCTACAGAAAGATTAGGAACTAATAATGTTCCTGTGCTTGGATTATATCTTAAAGCACCTGTATCATCTAATAATGCATTTGATTCATCATGGAATACTACAGGGAAATTAGTATTAGATGTACTATCTGATACTGTAACTGTTGAAGATAATGTTGCTGTTGCAGCATTACCTGTTGTATTTTGATTTAGTGTTCCAATAACAAAATCTAATGTATTATCACTATCATCATAAGTTACTGTAACTCCTGTTTCAGTATTAGAAGTTACCATAGCTCCTACAGTATCACTAATTGTTTCTGCTAATGTAACACCAGCAATAGTAATTGCATCGGCTTCTAGTGTTCCATCTATATCTGCATTGCCTGATATATCTAATGTAGCTGCATCAAGTTCACCTGTTATTGTTATGTTTCTTGCACCAGTAAAATCTTTATTACTATCTACTACTATAGCTTTTGAAGCTTCTATAGTTCCTGCTGTAGCTACATCAACATAATTAAGTTCTGTGGTAGTTGCTGTAACACCATCTAATAAATTTATTTCTGTAGCAGTTGAAGTAACTCCATCAAGTATGTTTAATTCTGCTGTAGTAGCTGTTACACCATCTAGTATATTTAGCTCTGCAGCAGTTGAAGTTGTTGCTAAACTTACAGCTCCACTAGAAACTGTAAAGTCAGCACTATCAAATGAAGCCACACCTTTATTACTTGTTGTTGCATCTTCAGCAGCAATAGTAATTGTATTACTTGAAGCAGAAGTATCAATACCTTCTCCACCTGCAATAGTTAAGGTTTCACTATCTAAATCTATTGCTATTGTACCACTATCTGTAGTAGCATCTAAATCTTGTGCTGTAACCTGTGAATCTACATAAGCTTTAATAGACTGTTGAGAAGCAATACCTGTAGCACTATCAGAAGACATATCATCTTCATCAAGAAAAGCTTTACCATCTAATATATTTAATTCGGCTGCTGTGCTAGTAACTCCATCAAGGATATTAAGTTCTGCTGCTGTAGATGTTACACCATCCATAATATTTAATTCAGCAGTAGTAGCAGTTACACCATCCATAATGTTTAGTTCTGCTGTAGTTGCAGTAACTCCATCCATTATATTTAGTTCTGCAGTTGTAGCTGTTACGCCATCAAGAATGTTAAGTTCGGCTGCTGTGGATGTCACTCCATCTAATATGTTTAGTTCAGCAGCAGTTGCTGTAATTGCTGTACCATTAAAGTTAATAGCATCTAAATATGCAATCCCATCAATATATAAATCTTTCCATTCTT